CGCATAGTTCCAACCGGATCATACTGAATCGGTGCATCTATTTTTCTTATAGACCCATAATTCGGGTCATACTCAATGGGTGCGTTTATTTTGCGTAACGTTGCCATTTAATAAACGTATTCAGTAGGTCTACCCATTGCATCAGTCGGATACGCAGCACGATCAAATTCAGCTTGACGCAATTTTGCTTCAGTCGCTTCAGCGGCTTGCTTTGCTTTCATGTCTTCAATATTTTTTTCATACAAAGTCCCTTCATAAGTTACATTGACCTTGCCATTTTCAATACTAACAACACGGGCTTTTCTGCCTTGGAAATCAAACTCTTCCCCTATCTGTGGTGGCTCATCTCCAAAAAAAGATAAGTCAACACTACCACCAAGTTCAGCAGGCATTTGCCTTTGTGCATTATGAACCTTTTTAGACTGAGACACAAATAAATGGTAATTGTCCCTATCCATGGGTGACATTCCTGACAAGTCATACCCTTCTATAAGTCCATACTCTCCGGTTGGCTTTACTTCTACTAGATCAATTATAGACATGGGCTTTCCGTCTGAGTCTTTAAAAGTAGTCTCTAAAGAACTTCTTCTCGACAATTCTTTTTGGGCATCCTCTAGGTTCTCTTGCAATGTTTTGGTCTTAGCACCACTACCACCTCCGCTACCCATATTCATTCTAGCATTGTACAGACCTAGCGCTGATAACTTTGTTAAAGCCCTGTCCTCTTTTGAGCGTTCTACTGCACCCTCGACACCTCCCATACCTTCAAATACATCTTCACCGCGCCTAGCAGCACCTAATCGAAGTCGGGCAGCCTCATCTGCCATAGGATCAAAAGGTTTTGGTAGTGACGCAGGATTCCCTGACGCACTTGCAACTTTGAGTTGATCTTTCTTAGCAAGTAAATCCTGAATAACGGGAGATGGTTTAAAATTAGGCACGCTTTTTTGTATGCGTTCCACCTCGTCTATTAAGGCTAAACTATCACTTGCGGCAGATTTTACTGCACTTTGCGTATCTTTTTGTGTTTGCAAGAGGTTGGCCGCACTTTGATTTCTAAGTATATTTGATTGCATCTGTCCTGTAATCGATATGCCTTGCAAGGTTTTGTCAGCAAGTCCCGCTCTTTCACGCAGACCAATGTCCTCGTTGTTAAGTTGCTCGATTTGAGTTTCATATTGAATGGAATTCTCAGGATCAATTTGTTGAAGTCTTTTAAGTATACCGATACTCGACTTAATAGTATTTTTATTCTCTTTCTGCTTCTCCTTATTCAACCCGTACTGTTGGATCATGCCCCCGACTTGCGCCCCAAGATTTGCGAACATTTGTCCGCGAGCGCGTCCCGCCTCTATGATAGGTCGAGTATCGACCCGCGATAGCGCAGATCCGTAATTACCTCGAAAAAATGGTGTAGCCATAGTTTGTTATCTCCTGATTTTAGAATCCATCCATATGCGGATGCGTGCTTTCAAGCGTGGTTTGTTCGAGATGAACTTTGCAAAGCGCTCTCCGAATTTTAGGTAGAGTTTATCAAACCATCTCGGCGCTTTCGTATCCAACCAGTTGCGGAATAACAACCAAGACGGATTATGCGCTCCGTAAACCTCGCGTGCTACCCAGCATTTAAAAGCACCGTAACCCGTAAGTCCCCCTCCAATAGCTGAACCGATACCACTAAACATACCCGCTTGCGCAGTTGCTTTGGCCGCTTGATCGGCAATCGCCAAGTTCGCGGCATTAGTTGCCTGGTTCTGTATAAAGCCTAAACCCGCCTCCGGGTTTAAGTATTGCGGACTCGACTGCAATCCGTATCCGGCTTGTCCAAATACGCTTTGTCCTTGCTGCAATGCCGTTCCTCCTCCTCTGCCCAGTATCGCTTGGAACGGATCGAGCGAATCGCGATCTTCCATTTGCTGGATTCTCGAAGCGGCATCCAAGTATCCGAGGAGTCCTTGCATACGCAAGCTTTCGCGTAGTCTTTCGGAATCCATCTTCGTACCTACGTTAAATTGATCCGCTCCCATTCTGCGCGTATCGTCCGCAGTTTGGATGCCCGCTTCCTGTCCAAGTACGGATTGTGCGAATGCGCGGTTTTGCATCTTGCGCTGATTGTCCTCCAGCACTTGTGCTTTTGCTTCTTCAATTGCACTTTTTTGGTCAAAGGTTCTGCCCATCAATGTTGCTCTAGCTCGCTCAGATTCATCAATCAACCTTCTCTCACGCTCAGTCAGTCCCTGACCAAGCGCTTCTTGGGCTTGCGTCATGAGTCCTTGGCGCAACGGATCTGCTTGCACGCCTTGGGACGCTACTTGGGCAGGGTCGGATATTCCGACGTCTCTGAGCAAGTTGCCCTTTTGTTCCTCGATGAGATCCTTCGCACCTTGCATCGCAGATTGCGTGCCTGGTTTGTAATCCTCCATGATGTCTTGGTACAGACCGGATAGGCGAGACACATCCTGTAGATCAGCTTCTCTTTGACGGGACAAACTTCCTCGTTGTATGTCCTCGGCTAACGTCGCAAGTCCTTTAAACTCTCCTTCTCTAAATCCTGCTTGATCATCCGTTTGTATGGTTTCAACAAAAGTATCACCAACCTCGTCTGCAAGTCCGGCATTCACGTCTGCTTGCGTTGCGGTGCGTGTTTCAAATCTAGTGAGGTCGCGAGTGTCACCTAGGATGTCAACCATCCCGTCACCCCTTCGCATAGATGGAATGGTTTCGGTCTGCCCTGCTTTGCTCGGGTCGGTGATGATGTTGCCTTGATCGTCCGTTGCAAAACTCTTGATTTGACGATTTTCGTTTTTCCCAAATTCATTGTAATGCTCACGCCCAAATTCAGCCTTGGTTCGACCCTTGGATTGATCCGAATTGAATTGTTGACGCAAGTCAGGGTTAGAATCGACGTACTGTTCGTAAACACTATCGGGGGCTACTAGTTGGCGTTGTCCCGATTCGGTTGGCATTTCGCCTTCGTAACCTACCAGCCTGCCTGAGCCCATCATAACCTCAAATAACCCCGGATCTTCAGGGTTTTTCAAGGTTTCTTGAGTCTTACTCTTTGCCTCTTCCAAGCTCATTGCTTGGGTCGTACCCGAATACAATTCTGCGCCCGTGTTCGGATCGTTAATCACGTATCGCCACGTTCCTTCTTTGGACTGTCCACTTAGAGCGCCAAGTCCTGCACCACCCGGAGCTGGTTCGACAGTCTTGATGTAGGTAATGGTTGGAGTTTGGACTGCACCACCAGTACCCCCTTGAGCAACAAGCTCTTCCATTGATTGCGTAGAAGTTAATCGCCCCTGATCGTCATAAGTCCCTGAAACTGCATCCGTTTGCCCGCCCAATAAGGTCTGCCTGAGAATATCCGTATCCATCTGCGCGGTTTTCTTGCGGATGCTCTCCTCAAGTGGTAGCAAGCTTTCCAAGCTACCTACGTCTGCAAAGTCACCTGTTCCCTTGAGGAACTCAGCTTGCGCCTTTAACGCTTCTGCCATCCCTTCCCCATAGGAAGGTTGCTCGGGATAATTAATATCGGGACTACTCATAACGTTCTTCTCCTAACTTGTTCGCAACTAAAGTATTTGACTGGTTTGTTCTTCACGCTCCTCATCCATCCGATCCACGGAAGTGGATAAGGCATTCGTTCTATAAATTCTTTTATCGCGCCTTCACCTACTGCGGTTCTGACGTACCATGCATCGGGATCTTTCACGTCCCATTGAGCGTCAGGGTTGCCCTGGTCGCGTCTTACGGGCTTGCCGAATATCAAGCTATGCGGAGTCTTGAACACGTATCCCCTGTCCATGTATACCGCAATGTCCTTGAATAGATCCGTTCCGATCTTCTCGTATAGTTCGAGCGCTTTGACCAATACGTTCACGTGCTTATCGTTGCTCCCAATGCCACTACTTTCCAATTCGATCCGTCAGATACCGCAACCGTTGCCGCACCTGAGTTTCCATCCGTCACGTATATCATCTGTCCGGCTGGGGATGCGGAGGGTACTCCGCTCACCGCATAGGATCGTAAAGTCATTATCGTTCCGCTTATCGTGCCTCCGGTCAGCGCAACCGCATTAGCGGCTTGCGTGGAAATCGTGCCTAGACCCAATGCGGTACGAGCGTCACTCGCATTTGCACTCCCCGTACCTCCGTTGGATACTGCGATGGGAGTTGCAACCGTGACCGTAGGTGTGCCTAGTTCGTTTAGATTGGCAGCCGTGACCTCAACGCCCGTGGCAAAAGTAAACCCTCTAGTGACTGAACTTGAGATTGCCATCTATGCAACCTCCGTTCTGATGTTCGCTCCATCTTGGATCGCATCCAAGGAGACGTGTCTAAAGCTCGGTCTGCCACTAGTAACGTTTATCTCGACTTGCGCCCCATACCCTCTTGTGCGTCCCGTACCGAAGCGTAGAAGGGCTTCTTCCGTCCCGCTTGCGGTATGGCTTAGAACAGTCTCGGACTTGTCAGGATCGAGCGTATTGACCTTGATGGTGAACGCATCATTGTTAACTGTGTTGACTGCCAATTGTCCGCGCCTCCAACGCTTGACCTCCTGGTTACCCAAAGTGTATGCGCGAGTGACAAGTTTCCCTGCAATTGCAGTTGTGCCTGACTCGCTCGAACTTCCGATCTTTCTACCACTATCGTCAGAAGCGTTTTCTTCCATCAGATACCATCCCGTGTCGTTGCAAGCGAACAATCTGCGCTTCGTAGGATCGCTACCATGCGAGCAGACAACCCAATCATCCACGTGGAATGCCAAGCTTCCCGACATTGCAGGGTAACTGTCTACGCTCACCCAAGTGGAGGTAAGCAAATTATATACGAATATCGCATTAGGCACGGTAGAATTACCCGTAGGTACTGCAAGGTAGTACTTGTTATCATACACCACGCCACACGCTTTGTCCGCATGAGCGTAATTCACGTCCTCAAATTGATCTTGGATTTGACGGGTCATCGGAATCGTTTCTCCGGTAACCTTACTTATAGCTACCCCCAATCCCTTCGCAGGGTCAGTGCCAGGACTAAGCACGACAACTCCATTGTCACTCAAGAAGAAGGTTTGCGGGCCTGATTGAGCGATACTCTTTCTCGCTACGCATCCATGCTGACGGGTGATCTCGTAAGTATTGGCGGCAGAAGTTGTCGCAACATTGTTAATCAAGTGTATGGAGTTGCGCATGAACACAATGAGCTGGTCTTCTTGGTACGGTATGAATCCGACAAGAAAATCTGCGCTTCCCTTGTTTAATCTAAATTGCGAGTCAGCGGCAGTAAAGTTATTACTGTCAAGTAGATCCGACATTATCACGCTGTAATTACTGTCTCCACCGCTTGGGTTTGTGGTCACAGGATTTGCGATAATTAATCGATTTCTAAAACTAATTCCAAAAGTTGAGTTTGGACAAGCTATACCCGCCCCACTTGCTGATCCTGTTTTAACAGTAAAGTCACTCGGAGAACTAAAGTCTCCGTCCCATTCAAGTGGTCGTTTTGCAGTACCACGAAACAAGATTAACTTTTCAAAGTTTTGTACGAAACTCGCTCCGTCTGCGTCTGCAACTACTTCTCCACCTGGATAATCAATTGCAATGCCCGAATTGTTCGAGTCATTCCAAATAATCGCTTTGGTCTTGGTTGCCACTACGACAAACTCTGTGCCCGTTGCGGGGTCGCTGAATAGCGTTGATGCGAACACTCGCTCATCCGTACCGTTGTAGGTAAGCGTAACCGCACCCGCAAGGAAGTCTATACCCTTGCGCGTCTCTGCCAAGTCACCAACCAATCGCATATTCTCGGAAGTCTCTACGAATCCACCTTCAAGCGAGGTCTTCTCCTGGTACGAATCGATACCGCGAAATCCACGATCCCCCTCGCTAAGTACCTGATCGTCAAGCGATCCATATGAACGGTATCTGCTCATTTGCGCTTCTTGAACTCCTGCCAAAGTTTTACACCCATAAAAACAATCGTAAGCGTACCCGCTACTACCCCAATGATTTCATGCAGCGCTCCTGCTGAAAACGTTGCCAGAGTGCCTCCTATGCCAATCAAACAATCCTTATCCATCATCGTCTTCCTCCGGGTGTGAAATAAAATCCAACGATCATGGGGAGGACAACGGTTGCTTGGAAGAGTGCAATATGTCCTGTTGTAACGACCAAAGGGGCTTGCTCTGCTGGAAAACTGAGGAGTCCGAAAAGAAACTCTCTCCGCCCTTCTCCTGTAATGTTTGTTGTACTGATGAGCGGTACGCTTGGGTAGACGGTTGTAATACAGGTGATGAACGCGAGCGTAGACATGCCGATAAGAGCAAGCATCCTCCTAGTAGCGCGAGTAAACGCACCGCCCGGGCCTGAGTTAAGACTCTTCTGATATTCAATTGCAAATTCATTGTTTCGCGCCTCCCGCGCCATTTCCATTTCGTACTTCTGCTGACGCGAATCCGTCATCGCTCCGAATACACCCTTGAGGATCGAACCCATTGCGGCAGACCCTCCCCCGGTCAGGAACAAAGTGAGTAGCTCGAACATTAGTTTTCTGTCCCTCCGCCATTAACCCCGTACCTAAGATTGTCTACGTGTCCATCAATCTTATCCACCCTACCCTCAAGATGTTGGATCTTCATGTCTTGTTGAGCGTCAGCAGGGAGTGAACCGATCTCACCTCTTGGCCATTTTATTCTAAATTCTGAGTTCAATTCCAACTCATGTTGCATCCTTTGCTGATCCATCTCGATTGTGTTTAAACGATTGACGATTACCGAGTATCCCCAAACCGCAGTTCCGACCAAGGCAATTACTTTGGCGGCAAATGCAAGTTGCACCTTGGCAGATGCGTTTTCGTTTATTTCCCCTTCTTCGCTCACTTCTTTCCTATTAGTTCAAAAATTCTCTTCACGTCTTCGCGCCGATCCTCGGCAAGCTTTTCGATGTTTCGGATCTTCTCGTAGTGGCGAGCTACTCCGATTTCCAACTTTGCGTTCTTAGCTTTTTGCACGTCCACGTCTTCCTTTATTCGCTTCAAAAAGAATCCGATTACGCTTACCGCAACCGAGAGTCCGAGGAATATGTAGGTTTCCACCAGGTTATCCTCCCTTGAGTATTACAAGGGTTAATAACAATATGCCATCGGCAAGGAGTATCATGTGCGAGCGTTTCATTCGGGGGGAGGTAGTGACCAATCGTCTCCAGCAAGAATCGTGAGCATTTGCGAATGAGTGTAGACTTCTTTGCCGTAAAGAAAACGGGGTTTAGCGCCCTCGTACTTAACAAAAGTTTTATCTCCCGCAATGTTGTATCGAATAGTTTCTGACGAAAACTCCAACACTTGTGAAAAATCTACGGTACTCACTTCGTCAGCATCTATGATTACGTAATTCCTGCTCATGATGGTACATTGGAATCAGAGAGGTTTGCACCACTTGATGTTAAGTTCTCACTTCCGATTTGATCGTTGATCGTAGTGCCGGAGGAATCGTCACCCATTCTCCACCAACCGCTAGTATTAAAACCTGATGAAATGTCTATCGGACTCCCGCTATTGTACATCGCAGTCACTTCACTCGCAGACAAACCTGCCGAGTGAAAACTTATCTCGTCCATATTTCCTTGAAAATAGTATCCTGCGGAATGGTAACCGAAGGAAGAGATTTTAAATGCGCCTGACTCTGACCGACTGTTTTTTTCCACAGCGTTTATATACACCTTTTCAGTTCCACTGGTACGGGTAACTACTAAGTGAAACCACTCGTCTTCAGTATAGGCGGATGAAATGGTAATGGTTGCCGGTGTCCCGTAACCTTTTAAGATCAGCTCTCCGCCAAGGAGGTACGTACGATCCGCTTTCGTCTTATCTACAAAAATAAAATCCTGTGTATCGGAGACTGGATAAATCCACATTGATAAGGCAAAGTCCGTCGTGCCAAGTGTAATGTCTTTGTCTGTAGCGTTCGCGCCGAAGAACAAGTGATCGTCCGTAGCATCAAATGAGGCTGAGAACTGATTATTAAATCCTCCACCTACTGGTCTGCCCGAAGATGTTGCAAGCTTCGCTCCGCCCAATCCAAGCCCAAGCGATATGGTTGATTCGCCCACGCTTAGACGTTGTAAGCGATTACCGCACCACTCGTAAGGTCGATGCTCGTAAAATTGCCGTACAAAACCATCCCTGCGGACAAGGTGGTTGCGTCCTGTCCTGTGCAAATGTCATCGAGGTTTGTTATGTTGCTTGCTTGCGCGGCAAGCACGGAGTCCTCCGTTGCCTGGATGGCAAACCAATTGCCCGTATGTACCGCAGTATCGTTAATGTACTCCCCCCCATTAAGACCGAGTCCTCTGTATTCGCTTGTAGATGCCATGATGTATATTCCTTGTTATGCTGGTGACGCTATGGTCGTACCGTAAGTTTCGATTAAAATTGGTTGGGATTGTCCTTCTTGTCTTTCGAGCTTATCCAACTCGACTTGCAAAATTTGTTCCGCTTGTTGGAGCGCAACTTGCGCTTTCTCGGTTTGCCCGTCAGCAGTTAGCCAGTCGCTATATGCACCGATTATCGCATACTCAGAGAATACCCAAGGGTAGTCAGTCGCGCTTCCTCCATACGATGGGAAGGGTATTCTGTAATGTACCCACACCGGGCTTGTTGAGGAACGATTGGGCAAGATAGCTTCCCCATAGTCACTCGATCCCGTGACGTATATGTTTCTAAACGCGATGTCTGAAAAATTGCTACCCCCATAGGGGTCTTTGTCAGTCACTCGGAATACTTCGCTTATCGTAGTTCCGAAGTCCAGGTAACTGAGCATATTCGCAGTTGCAGTTGCTCCTGAGCCTGAGCCTCCGCTAAAGCTTACCGCAGGGGCAGAGACGTATCCCGTGCCATTCGCAGTTACCGCAATGCCATTTACCTCTCCATCGCTATTGATAGTCGCAGTCGCAGTTGCCGCTCCCGCTACCGTAACGGTTGGAGCAGAAGTATATGAACTACCTCCGCTACCCACGTCTATGCTCCTTACCCGAAGATCAGGTATGATCTGCGTAAGGCGCGATACGAATGGCCATGCGGTGCGATCCCATGCCAAGCGTCCGAAACGATTGAAGCTACGTGTGGATGCGTCAGTCTCCGCGCTCAATAACGAGTCTACCCCAATCATTTGGGTCAAACTCGTCCGCATCCCGCTGACCGTGGTTACTCTCATGCTAGTTTTAAGCCTCCATGAAAGGTCTTCTTCTCAAATGATTTGGTCTTCAATGCAGGATTGTCACGCAGGAACTCCTTGACGAATTGTTTGTCTCCCCAACATCCTGGTTTGAACTGTTCCCATCTAAAGTATTCGCGTGCAGGAATAGTCGCTTTCAATTGCCCTACCCCATCCATCATTCCACCTTGTTGATTCTCCTTGCCACATTCTATTTCGCGTTTCTTTGCCTCGTACTTTTCGAGGTCAACTTCGTAACGCAAATGACGTTCAAGGTTTTTCATGAACGTCGAACCGTTTCCTTCTTTCCACTTAGGTATGAAAATCTCGGACATAGTTGTTAAGGGTTAACCTGTCGTGTCGGGGCGGATCGCGGAAATAACACAAAAACGCGATCCAACCCCTGAACAACGACAAATATAATTACTGATTAAGCAAATTGACCGAGGTCAACAATACGCAATCCGATAACAATTTCACCAGCAGTTGCTGATGCAATAGCTGCGTCAGTCACTTCCAACAATACGGAGGTTGCGGTGTTTGTTCCACCAACAGGTTGCGACTGATTGCCCGTAAATCCATCTCCGGTATTGAACACGGGTGCAGACATTGCATCCACGTCAAGAGCATCGATGAACTCATCAGGATCTCCTCCCGTTGTCCCTACGTCAATGACAAGAGAAGTCGTTCCGGCAAATGCTACGGACTCGTAAACCCCAGCCATTTCGACTGCACCTCCTGCGGGTATGGTTGCAATAGTAGCTTGACCACCATTGCCTATCGTTTGTAGATCCTCATAGGTTGCGGTATAGATATGTGTAAAACCGCGACCTGCTTCGTTATTTGATAATTCTGGCATCTTTTAAATCTCCTTGATGTTAGATGGATT